GCACGGTTGATGTGCTGAAAGATAATCCATGAGCCCATATTACGGGTGAGTGGTCGGCCACAACCAAGAGCTTCAATACGGTTGTTTAGCCAATCCACACGATTCCATAGCGGGGAGGAGTCGTTGAGATAGCGTCCCCAATCACTAAGGTTTTTACCAATAAACTCTAATGTAGCATTTTCTAAATCTTGCCGATATTCTTTAATTACCTTGGGGTGTAAATTAGTTCTCACTGTGACTCCTCCTTTATCATTTCTAACATTAACAAATCCATAATTTCTTCGAGGCCGTATCCTTGCTCTGTGAGCCAGTTTGACGCTTCTACTTCGTTTTCTCCAATGGCTTCACGGGTGCCGTCGTTATAGTAGAGGTAGTGGGTCACGCTGCTTCCTCCATTACTTGTTGCCAACACACGGGGCAATCGCTGTATTCAAACTGTGTGACCCACGCAAATCCGTTGTCCACCTCGGTGTAATTGTTTAACACCTGCCCTACACGGTACACGGTGCCGTTAATGGTTTGTTGTGTCATGGATTAACCTTTCTTAATCAATGTAAACAGTAACCAAAGCGGTGTTGTCGCCGTGAGGTTGCACAACGCCGCCAAAATGGGAGCGGTAATTAAGGTTAATAACAGCGCCGGAATTGTCGCAAAAGTTAAGGAGTTCGTCGTCTGTTAAACGGCGAAGCCCTTCGTATATAACGCTGCAAGTAAACTGGGCGGCGCCTTGGCTCTTGGGCCCTTTGTACAGAATCGTATCTTCTGCATCACCCTCACGAGTAATATCGTAAGCAGTAAAACCGGTGGGAGTGTTTGGTAACGTCAAACGGGTAGCGGTGTTGTGTTCTTGTATAGTGTTCATAACAGCTCCTTTCTTTACGTAACACAGTCTATTATATTATAATGGTTGTGTCAACATTCATTAAGATGTTTACACACACGTTTAACATAAGTCTGGGTTTCTTTGTAAGGAGGTATGCCTCCATGCCTATTCACTGCACTAGGGCCTGCATTATAGCTGGCCGCAGCCAATGGGATTGACTTAAACCGTTTGAGATTGGCAGCAAGGTAACGGGTGGTTCCTTGCAAGTTCTCGTGAGGATCGGACGGGTCAACCCCAAGGCTTTTGGCGGTGGCTGGCATCAACTGACCAAGACCAATGGCACCAGCATGACTACGGGCTTTTGGGTTCCAGTGGCTTTCAGTCGTCACAACAGCAGCCACAAGGTTAGACATTAACGCTGGGTTTTTTGGATAGTATTGCCGAGCATACTTATCAATTGTTTGCCGGTATTGTTGAGGGGCAAGGCTGCTAACGGTCCGTTGACTGAGCTTTCTAGGGATGGAACCTCGCTCATCTTTGGCAACTCCGTTGGAGGGATATAGCTAGCAGGAGCGGGCTCTGGTGCGCTGGGGTAGTAGACTTTAATCGATGCCGCATCTTTATAGCCATTAGGGCACACGGCCTTATCTTGGCAAATACGCATTTTTGCTTTGGCTAGCGTCATCTGGCCCGTGGGGAGGTACTTAGTCCATTCTTCCTCGGTATGTGTTAGCGCGTTAAAGGCATAACTGCAAATAAAACCAGCCACAACGGCCGTTAGCAGGGCTTTCTTACTCATGGGTTTTGATCCTTTCAATGTGCGTGGGGTGATACGCTTGGATTTATCGTTATCAGGGTAAAGGGTATCAAGCGGATCATTCATTGAGCTGACTCCTCTAATAGTTTTTTATGGCAAGTAACGTGACAAGCTAGGTATAGGATCCCTTTGTTTACTGTAGGCACCGCTAGGCCTTTTTTAGCAATTACAGTTCTTTTACAGACAAAACACTTGCCTTCGTATTTATTGGTTCTAATCTCCCAATGCTTTGCTAGTTCTACCATCACACGCCCTCCGAGGTTACATAAACGTACAGTTTTCGTAACAGATAGATTACACACGCCCCAAGGATAAGCCACAGCAGGGCTTTATGCTCTTGATGGGTGAGGTTTAGGGTTAGGTAGTTGATCATCTTGCACCCTCCAATAATGCACGGTTGATGTGCTGAAAGATAATCCATGAGCCCATATTACGGGTGAGTGGTCGGCCACAACCAAGAGCTTCAATACGGTTGTTTAGCCAATCCACACGATTCCATAGCGGGGAGGAGTCGTTGAGATAGCGTCCCCAATCACTAAGGTTTTTACCAATAAACTCTAATGTAGCATTTTCTAAATCTTGCCGATATTCTTTTAGGGCTTTTGGGTGGATGGTGTTAGTCATCTGTAATCTCCTTGCATAGCTTGATAAAATCGTTATATGTGGCCATCCTTAATTCTTCTGCCAGTTTTTTATCCCCGAACTCGTGAGTAAAGATAGGGCGGTTAAGAGTTTTTTCTGCATACTTTTGCATTTCCTCAAATGACCCAAGTAAAAAACCAGTATAAGCGCTTACAATGGCTGCCTCGTGTCTGTTCATCTAATACACTCCTCCTAAATACTGAACATAACAATCGCGACACAAAACATAAGCCACCTCATCCACCAGCGCAAAGCCGTTATCCACCGTGTGGCTGATATAGGCGCATTGCTGGCCGTGGGGGATGTGGGAGCCGCACTGGCATATGGTATTACTAGTGGCGGTGCCTACCTCATCCCATTCATCCGTAGGTATCGTGCGGCTAGCAAAGTGGTCGATGATTGCAGACATGGGGTTATCCTTTCAATGCTTTGATAATCTTAAGAGCCACCGCGCCAGTAAACCCAATGACGATACAAACGCAAATTGTGGCGGGTATTAAAATAATCGGGTTTAAAATCCATAGCAGGGTTTCCATAGTGTTCCTTTCTACTCATAGCGTTGTAAATTGGCTAGCCTAGCCAGATCGACTACATCGTTAAATTGCTTGTTCCCTATACGGCGGGCTGTCTTAAAATAGAAACCAGCTTGCCTAAGTCGATGGGCCGTATCCCTGAGGTGTTGTGCAGAAACCTGTTTATTCAATAACACTGGTATTTCTGCAATAGGTACCCTGTCCTCATTCCATAAACGCTGGAATTCCTTGAGTTCAGGAATTGTCCATTGAATCCTAAGCTTTGCCATTGTAAAGCCCTCTTTGTTCTATGACCATTCGAGATAATAAGGTTTTGGGGAGACTTAATAGAGTGGTATAGGGGGCGTGATCACGATACCATAGCCGTACAGGTTCGTTATTACGTAGAACTCTTGCAAGAGTCCGAGGGTTGCAACGTGCCAAGATTTCGGGATCCTCATAGCTGGCCCCGATTCTAAGCTCTGTGATCGACGTATTTAGCCTTTTAAGCTTATTCTTAATTGCTATTACTGAACAATTAAACCGCTTGGCTAATTGGGCAAGGGTTTCTCGTGTGGCGTAAGTCATCAGGGCGTGTTCTTCGGTCGCTGTCCAATGTTTTTTTACAACTGGACGACCCTTAAGGCCATAGCCTGTAAGGTACTGAATACGAGAACGGATAGCATCTTTAGAACGCTTGGGGAGGGCTTTATACACCTCTTGGGGTGTAATTAAGCCTTGTTGGTATGCCTTGGCTCCGTCTAATAGGGTTCGGTCCTCTTGCTCTGTCCAATGGAACTTAATTTTCTGCATCGGGCGAGACCTCCTCTAAAAGAGCGTCGATTGTGGTATTTAGGTAACGGGCAAGGTCTATGAACATTGGAATACGTGGAAAAGACCTTCCAGCGTTCCAATGGTATAGCGTGGGCGGGTCAATATCCAACGCTCTGCAAACATCGGTCATTGTTTTTTGTTGGTTTCTTGCCGTTTCTTTGATCTTTACTCTGTAGTGCAAAGCCTAGTCCTCATCATCGTCAATCAACTCTAACTCACTATAAGACTCACTCAATCGGCTTTCCCAACCATCAGGAATACGCCCCAAGCCACTACCATACACAGTCCCACGGCCGTACCACGCAGGGTCGCCAGTGATGCTTTCAATAGCGCAACCGTAGGTTTTGTTTAAATAATGGATGATGCTTTCTTCTGTAAAGTTATTGTAAATATCGTAACTAATGACGGTGGCGTATTCTTTACCGTGGGTGGCTTTTGCGAAGTCGTTAGCTAGCATTGTGCGGTTTCTCCTTTCGCTTTGTTGATAGCGTTATCGATTTTTGCCGTGTAAGAATCCAAGCGAGACAGGATAAGTTCACTTGTTGGCCCTTCCTCTAATAAAGCGGGCAATTCATCCGCCACCATTTCAGATAGGTGGGCCTTTAAATAGGTTAGGGTTTCCAACAATTCAGGCGCAGCGGCGATGAGTTTGGCGTTAGCCATTGCCTCGTCAAGGTCTACCTCGCCACGGTAGGAACACTGGGCTATCGCTATATTGTCTGTTTCACCACTAATAAAGGTGGTATGGGCATACCACGGGCCTTGTGTGTGTTGTGATTGTGTCATTGTGCTGTCTCCTCTTTAAACAGGGCTACGGCTTCTTTTTTGCTATAGCCAAAGTATTGTTTTGTGACTAGGTGGCCGTCAATAATGGCGGAGATACACCAAGCCCCTTGATATGTTTTTTCTATTGTCATTGTGTAACCTTTCGTATCTAGCTGTAACTATGGTAACTGGTACGGCGCAGCCTACCGTTGCCTAGCTGTTTACACTTGGTATAGCTGCTGTTGTATTGTTTGCCCTCTTGTTGGCAAAGTATTTCTTTAAACTCAAACCGCTCACGGCTTACCCGTACACCGTCAACGTAATAGCGTGCGGGTTTGTCGTCTGTGTAGGTTGTTGCAAATCTCATTGTACTGTGTCCTTTCTACAGTTCTAACGTGGCAAATGGGGCGAAACCCTTATCAGTGTGTATCCAGTTATGCGGCCATAGCTCCAAGTGTGTGAAGCCTTGCACCTGTTCAGATGAGGGCCGGAAAGCCTCGGCCTCCTCTAGCGTGGTGAATTGGCCTATCAATTTATCTGTACCGGTGGCGTAGTTTACGGCAATCACCTTGTGCATTGTGTTACTCCTTTATAACGCTTTACAGCTTCACTAAACGCAACTTCAGCCATTTTCACATCGGTTATTAAAAGCTCGCCGGCTTTCATACGGTCTCGGGTCTCCATTAGTTGGTAGTAGTACCAATTAGGAGTATCTAAGGGGAAAGGGTTGGTCATTGTGTTGTGTTTCCTTTCTATTCCCCCAAGCAGTAACGGTCTGCAAAGGCTTGGGCTTCGTTTATGTTTAACGTGCGCATTGTTTCAGCGTCACGGTCATTCATCGCCCCTGCATTATCAAAATATCGTCCGCCAATCACGTCACCGTCTTCATCGAAATCCACCTCTATATAGCGTGTAGGGCCACCGCAACCGAGAAGAACGCGTTTTGTGATGGTGGTTTCAATGGCAAGCACGGCTTCAGCAATATGCTCACGAACGGTATCGATAATATCCGCATCGTCACAATCCAAGCCAATATCTAAACCGGAAAAGTACTCGTAAGAGTCCAGAGCCTCCACGCCTTCAATTTGTTGATGAGTTAGGTTGTGGCCTTGCTCCTCTAACACTTCCAAAAGCGTATCAATTTGGGATTGTTCAGAACGTAGGGATTGTAAAACGTAGTTACTCATTGTGCAGGGGGTCCTTTCTTTCCAACTAACAATTCAATAAACAGAGAACAACGATCAGAGAGCTGAAACCTATGGCAAAGCATATATAGGGGTGTTGTTCTGAGGTGGTTTCGATCCATTTACCCATTGGTGTACTCCTAAACATAACGACGAACTGAATCGGTTTAAGTTACAAGTTAAGGGCTTTTATTAGTGACAAGGCTTTGTTTTTTGCACGTTTTGAAATACATTCGGGGTAGTCCCAACCCAATCCATCATTGGCATACTTGATGGGGTATTGAGATTGGGTGCCTTTATCAACCCGCAGGGCTAGCTTGGTAGTGTTTTGGTTCTCAACCAACCAAAAGGAATAAGCGCCAAAAGCGTGTAGTAACTTTGGTAACATTATTGCGTCCCCTTTCTATAGGGTTTCTAACGTGTCATAAAGCAGGGACAAAAGGTCTTGTTCATAGAGGTAAAGGGCTATTTCGTTGGGGATTGAATAGAGATCATTGAACATAGTTGGTGTACACCTCCTGTTTGAATAGGGCAATGGCTTCTTTTTTGGTATAGAAAAAGTACTTGCGGGAGACTAGATATCCGTTTAGCACATCGGATATAAGCCAACCATCGTTAAACGGTAAACGTTCTATGGTCATTGTTTGGGGTTCCTTCCTTTTTAATGTAACGAAAACTGTAAGGTGTGGTTGCTTCCCAACCATTGGCGTTAAGCCAGTTAAATAGATCCGCAGTATCCTTAAACACGGGGGATAGATTGTCTTTTGTACCTTGCGGGGCTATCCAGCTCCCAACACAACCACAGTTAGCGGTGCATTTTTGAAACAAAAAAGCTTCTTCTTGAAATGGCATGATGCTTGGGCTCCTTCCGTTTCTCTTAACTCTATTATAATAGCATTGTTTTAACTGTCAACCTTTTTTATAGTTTGTTACATTGTTTACATTAGTTACAATTCTTAATAATGTTAAGACGTGCTTAACATTGTAAAGTTGCTGTTTACATTGTTAAGTTATGTTACAAAGACGTATTATTATAATATTATACTATAAAGATTGTTAATTTTATAATAGTCTTTAACATTTCTTTACATGTATATGATAGATATACGGTGTATGGGCTTTGGATGTAGGGCATTGAACATTGGTCGTTTTGTGGCCACGTGTGGCCACGTGTGGCCACTAGTGGACAGGGTGGACATCCCGCTCATAGACAGTGTTTCAAAAACACCTTTTTACTGTACTTTGTATAGAATCCTCTCACAGAGAATCATGTCCACCCGTCCAATTGCCCGTCCACTAGTGGACAGCGCCGAAACCGTTGGGGCGCAAGGGATTGCCCGTTTTGTGGCCACCGGTCCACTTAAATAATAGGGGATGGCCAGGTGGCCAAATGGCTTTTCTTATAGTGAAGGCGAGAGAGAGAGAGAGAGAGAGAGAGAGGAACAATATATATAATATAAATAGATGGTAGGCCACCTGACCAATGCCCAAAGATCAACCCCCCTACCCTTCCCATAAAATGAGTGGACGTGTGGACGCAAATCGCCGAAATCCGCTCCCACCAAGGGATGTCCACCCTGTCCACTAGTGGACGGGCAAGTGGACGGGTGGACACGACTCTTGTAGTAGTTCATTGTTCAATGCCCAAAGATCAAAAACCAGAGCCAATTACCCCTACCCAAAGTACCTAAAACATAATCAAGGCCCATTCTCGTCGATCCTAGAATGAGTTATACACTCTCTGTTCAACGATCATTGGCCTATGACACCTAACAAAACCAATTGACGCTCTTATTTACCCTTAGGTAATCGGCTTTTGTTGGCTTATCGAGGGTATTTAATGGTCGATCGATGGGCTATGTTCTTTGAACAATGGCATTGGTCTATTGTGTTGGGCGTTGAACGCTGAGCAGTGAGCGTTGGGCGTGGGGGGTAGGGAAAAATAAAAAAATTCCTTACTAAAGGGACCCGTCCCCAAAGAAAATTATTTGCATTTTTTCAAAACAGTATTATAATAGAACAAAGAAAGGAGCCCAATGACCAATGACCAGAGACCTAACCCCACACCTCTTAACCCCTGAAGAACTAGACAATCTGCGTAAGCGGCCATCTCAAGTTGTGTTTACGTTAGATCTCGACGAAACCACCAACAGCTACAGCATACGAAGCTACGGCTACTGGTATCCTATCTACACGGATGGAAACACTGTAAAAGAAGCCCTTGCAATGGCCATTGATTTTATAAACTGCATGGAAGCCAAAGACTAGACCAAAGCCCAAAAACCATATACAATACCCAAGTGTTCATGTTCCTTTCTCTATCTCATCCCTTACAAGCCGCAATAAAGCTCAACGGACGTCGCCCAGTGTTCAAGAAACTAATCCTTTTACTTCTTGCCTGCGCCGTACTCCTACGTCCCTTCGGAGCCTACGCGGCTTTTCTTTTTGAAGACCGCACCGAATCCACCACACAAATCGCCACCACTTACCCCGGCTACGACTCCCGACAACCCATCTACACCGTAGGCCCCATTCACAATGAACTCTCCAATGCCTGTTACCTCATTCTTGGACAGTACGAAATCTCCAATACTGACCCACGCCATAACATCATGGTCGGTCAAACCATCATCCGCCATGCCGACCTTCCAGATACGCGTGGAGTCCGAATACTCCCCGCAACCACCACAAACGTTGATAGACAACGGTATCACTATCCATGGACAGGGGCCGTGGTTGACTGCCCTCCGAATGGAGTATGGTATTACAGCCTCAACGTCTACAGCGGCCTTAAAAAGCGCATCAAACCCGCCATACGCGTAGAACAAGGCTATGGCTTTTTGCAAGCGTATCGGATTGATAATAAGTGACCGTCACATAACCGCCCTTTAAACCTACTACTTTGTGGCTTGGAGGTGTTTGCATGGTTCAGCTTCTCGGTTACGGCTCTTTTGTACCCAGTAAAAGCTACATGCCCTACTTTGGTGGTCAACGTGAACATCAAATGCGAGCCAGTCTACTAGGCGTTTGGAATAATGAATGTCAAAAATGCCATATGGGTGTTGATTTCTACGATGCAGACTTGCACCACTTAAATCCAAAAGAAAAGCGATTTACCTTGGACCAAGGAACTATTGGCAGTATATTAAGAGGGGAAGGCGTGGTTAAAGGCACGCAAAAAATACTAACCGAAGCAGCCAAATGCGCTTTAGTGTGCCGCCAGTGCCATGTAGACATGCATAAAACAGGGAGATTAAACCTTGAAGGCTAAGCTACCCCCAACTCTCACGGCCCGAATGGACACGTGGCAACCACGGCCATTGCCTACACTGGATGCTCTGCAAGAGATGGGCGATTACGTGTGGCAAGCTTATGACCGTGGGCTCGTAGAAGTAAAGCTAGACCCACAACTAAAGAACGAAGCACAACGGTTACGCAGTCTTAAACGTAACATGCACCCTGATACATGGGAGAAGGTGGAGGAGGAATTTCAGGAACTAAAAGACGAAGTGCCTGAAATCAACCCTGTGGCTTTAGAACCCTTCCATATTAAAGGCGAACACGACCAGCCCTTTAACGACGCCCACTGGGTGCAGTTCCTTTCTGCCCTCAAATGGCCCTTTATACCCTTACAGCGCTTTATGGAGTTTGAGCGCCTAAAGATTGACGGGCGCCTTCGGTATCAGGCAGCCAACCCCACGGTGCCCAAAGAGCAACGCAAGGCAGATTTGAAACAATACGAAATACAAGCTGCCAAATACGTGTTTGATGTGGTAGGATAAAATTGACGAAGAAAATTCAAGAAACAGGATAAAAGCCCTCAGCAATGGGGGCTTTTGCTGTATCAGGAGATGTGGTAGGATAACCTTATCGTAGAGACAACACCTCTCCCAGCGCATAAGCCTAGGCTGAACGTGAGCCGTGTGGCTGTTGGATGATGTGCCCCATGCCTCTCCTATAAAAGCATAGCTCCCAAAGATGAACGTCCGCTTCGTGTGGTGTGGCAGGTAACTGCCCTAGTCTCTGGGGGCTTTTGCTGTAAGTTGGTTCCAAAATGGAACATACTGAACCCGTGACAGCTTGTCACAAGTTAAGCCCCTTTTTAATGCGTGTTATAAACACATATACACAAAACTGCATATAACTGTGTATATTATGCTACGATGTGTATATTATGTTACAAACTTGACTTCTGGCTACAAATAGATATTATATTATTTACGCTATAGGAGACTAGTATGTTTCATTTTCTTAAAATTTTTTGCGGCCTGTTGGTAAGCGGCCTTGCAATATGGCAGTTTTTAGTAAGCTATGCCTACTATCACTTTAATGACATACCTAAAGCTACATATGCTTTACTTATGAGCGCACTACTGTACATGGTTCTTACGAACACCGTTCTACTGCACAAATAAACCTGAATGATTAAAGACGATTTTAATAATCGCACTATAGCGGTTAATACCGACTTAAACATGGAAGATATCGTCTCCGAATCAGCAGAGGCGTTTCTTCGTATTGCGCATAGGCGCCTTAAAGACGGTGCTACGTTAGAAGCAAAAGAACTTATAGATCTTGGAAAACTTGTTACCCAACTAAAATTTGGTAAAGGTGAGGGTTTTAGAGAAACCAAAGAAGAAAACATTGGTTACGTTCTAGCCCGTGCTATACAGGCTTCTCGAAAACCTAAATCGTTGACCGAATATCTAAGTTCATTTAAAACGACCGTGGCCCTAACACAAGAGAACATCGACATCCTCAATGCCTTTATCGACCACGTCACCGCACCAGAACATACTGATTGACGGGCAAAACCCGTTCTGGCTACTCGATGCCGCCAACGCTATGTTCGACCAATCTACGCTGCATGAAAGCGAACGCACTTTTCCGTTGCTTCCATTCCAACGGGCAATGCTCATTCTTGCAGGCATGTACCGTTTTACAAAGTTCCAAGCCCCTTCCCAGTCAGGCAAGTCTTTAGGCATGGCCCTTATTGCCGCCACTTGCCTTTACGCTTTTCCGGGGCAGCGCGTCCTACTGCTATCCACAAACGATGAGCAATCCAAAAGGATTCTGACCGATGTTAAGGACCGTTTCATTTCTTGCCATAAGGTCCCGGCGCTCCGTGAGCTGGATATTGATTCGGTGTCCGATGGCGAGCTCCGCGTGGCTGCTACAAGATCTCGACTAAAAGCTGTCCCTCACTCCATTAAAGCCATTACGGGTAATCCTTGCCAAGTGGTTATTCTGGACGAATTATCCAAATACGACAAGCAACCTAATACTATCTATGCTGAAGCAGTAGCTCGTGTAGGTAAAACAGGCGGTATTGTGGTTTGCGCCAGCACTTTTTTAGGTGAAGGTAAGCGCGACCCTAATTCTCCAACCGGCTACACCGGTAACTTTTACCATTACCTATTTAAAACCGCTTTCGAGCAGCGTCGTGACCCTAATAAACATGATTTTGCCGCCTCTTTTACATACCACGTTTCCCCGTTCCTACGTAAAAATATCGATGCTATTAAGGCGCAGCTCAAAGCTCTAGGAAAAGGGGACGAATACTTTAAAGAACACTATTTAGGGCAACCTCGTAAGCTCGCTGGTGAAGCCGTCTTTTCCAACGATTTTTCTTACAACGACCATGTTAAAAAGGATGAAGAATTAGAATTAAACCCAAATTACCCCCTATTTGTGTGCTTTGACCCCGGCCTTAATAAGGCGTGCGTGGTGGGCCAATTAGACATGGATTTGATGCGCCTGACTTACATTCGCGCATATAAGGGCACCCGTGAAATAACTTTCCCACTTTTCGTACAAAAATGCTGGACAAAAATACAACGCACCTTCCCCGGCTTTTCTTTAGAAGTTTATGCCGACGTTGCAGCCCGCAAACAAGATGATTTTACAGGCACAACCGCCGTAGAGGAAATCTCTTACGTCACAAACCAATGGCCGATTACCGAGTACCAAAAAATAGCGCCCGGTATTCAAATCATGCGCTCGTTTATGCACCGGCGCGGCGGCTTCCAAATATCCGACCACCCTGATTGTTTATGGCTCTTAGAGGCCATTTCTACAGGTTTGGTTTACTCAGAACGCAAAGTGGGAGAGCCTAAAGAAGAATGGCTTAAAGATGGCGATTATGAACACGTTGGCGATGCAGCCCGTTATCCTGTACACTATCTTATGAACGGCTCGCCCGTCTTCCCAACTTTTGGGGCAGAGCTTTCTGTGGTAGCTATTCCAAAAACAAATGTTAATCCGTACACTGGTTATTAGAGGGCATTGTATGAAATTCGACTCTTTACGTCCTGATTTATTACATATACACGCTGTGCCGTGGGATACGCACTGGTTACGTAACCAGTTAATCGTTGTAGAGCCCACTTTAACCCCTTTAATGGTGGGTAAAGTGCTAAAACTCCCTAAGTTTTCAGACCAATATTCTGTTTTAGCGTCTGAAATGCATGAAAATGACTACATTTTGTGTAGTTTGTACAACCCAACCACAATGGAACCTTACGGGGAACCGATTAGTGGGCAGCAGATAATGTATGAAGGGGAGTACTTAGTCCATGCAGGCGGTCTTGAAGCGGTTATTAAAATACCCAGTGACGTTGATCCCTTATCGCCAACACCACCGACAGTCGATTTTGAGCTGTCTGTGTGACCGCTGGGACGTCATAACGCATACTTGGTCATATTTGACACCTGATGAACTATTAGACAGCATAGCGGACCGTCTGTGGCTTGCAGGAACTGTTGCTGACAATAAACCTGTGTTCATTGGTCTGTATTGGGCCGACGAAGTTTCGTGTCACGATAACACCGCCGTTGCCCCCATCAAAGAACTCCACTTTGTTTGCCAGCGTGGGTCTGAACGTTACGCGGTAAATGGCATCGTAGCAGGGGTTACACAGGCGTTTAACGACGCTATTGAGCAGGTTTGGATACACGGCACCATCAACCCTTACTTTTTTACTCGCTTACCGTTAGGTACTTTTAACCCCAACCTGTCCGAAGTCTACCATTCTAAGCACGGCTTTTTGCCGTTGTGGGAATGGCGTTGCACCCGCAGTGAATATGCTAAACTGATAGAGACTCTGCATAGCATAAAGGTTGAAAGTTATGAGCAAGGGCAAATCGAAATCCCCAAAAGCCCCGAAACTAATCAAACCACCGCCTCCCCCAAGTACGTATACCGACCTTGGGAATGTATTGTGGAACAAATCAAAAAATGGTTACACATTCAGTGACGTCCCGTTTCAAGGGTTAGCTAGAACCCAAGCTGAACAACAGCAAGGTTTATACGGACAGCAATTAGATTACATACAGAATCCTTACGCTATCCGCCAAGAGCAGGAAGATGTATATCGTTCTGCGATGATTCCGGCGTTTGAGTCAGAACGCAACAAAATAATTGGCCAAGCGCGTGCGCAATTAGGCAACCGTTACAAATCTACGTTTGGCGCACTTACGATGGAAGATGCCGCTAACAAACAAGCAGTGCAGCGTGCTGGTCTTGAGAAAACCATTTACGACAGCGGCCAAGCTGCGCTTGATCGTGAGTTAGCGCGTTTAGGTTTACTACAAGGCCAAGCCGCTCAGCAAGTAAGTGCTGCCTACGCGCCTATGATTGCTCTTAAAGACCTCCAACAAGGAGGCTCCGCCAACTTCGGCAATTATGTACAAGGTTTAGGCAATTACAACGCGGCCCAAGTTAATAATTTTAATAACCAATTAGCATCAGCCCAGTATGCAGCATCTCGTGGTGGTGGTATGGGGTCTGTGCTTGGCGGTATAGCAGGCGGAACAATAGGCGCCTTTTTTGGTAATCCAATGCTAGGTGCACAAGCAGGCGCTGGTTTAGGTGGCGCAATAGGCTCGATGTAAGGAATTCTAAATGCCGCAACGATTTCAAAATTTTAATATTGCTGGCCCGCCAGAAACAACCGCTGAGAAACAAGCGGTTCGTAATTATGGCGAATCTTACATGCCTGTAACTAATATTATGGGCGCAGACCCTATGCTGCAATATCAAATGCAGCAAGCGTTAATGTCTCAGATACCAAATAATACATTTCAAATGTCTTCGACCATGCACCCGTCGATGATGTACGCCAACCAGTTTCAAAACGCATTGCAAGGTGCTGGGGCAGCGTGGCAAGCAAATAGAATGTTCAAAAAGGCAGATGAAGCTGCTCGATTACGGCAGGCTGAAGAACGTCGTTTAATGCTTGAAAACAACGCATTATTTAACCAACAACAACAATATACAAACAACGCTTTAAAGGACAAAGCCCGTGTAGAGGGGGCCCCTTATTATGGCGACCTACCAACAGCCATGTCTCCAGAGTATTATCGTTTAAACGTAGCCCCCACTGTTGACGCTGTAGGGGAGCGAACCCTTGCCGCGCGCAATGATTATTTAGCAGGGCAGCGTATCCGGGCAGAGCAAGCAGCAGCGCGTAGGGCTGGAGAGCAACGCAAGGCGGGTATCCAAGCACTAGCAGAGCGTATAAAATCCCCTCAAGCTCAGCCTCAACAGCAAGCGCCGATGCCTCCGCTTCAAGTACAACCTTTACCACAACAGCAAGTCCAACAGCCGATGGTGGAGCCCTACGCTCAAGACTACGGCTCAAACCCTTATGAACAGCAGCCGTTACAAGGCAACGTAGCTGAAACAACCGTACCTTCTGCAAACATTCCTTACGGCATGGATTTAGTTGATGCTGGATACGGTGCATTTACGCCTAAAGAATTGCTAGATTTACAGCAAGAAAGCCGGATGCAGGAACAAGTGCCTGTAGCCGATTACACCGCTGGTGTCGGCGCGCGTAAAGACCTAGCTTCTGCCGCTAACACTGAATTAGATACGCAGTTAGACCGCCGTTACGGCCCCGGTGAACGCAGCTCCATGATTAGTTCACGCAACGCGAGTGCCTACCGCAATATAGAAGAAGGCCGCGCCGCCGCGCGAGGCCCAAAACCAGATAACATTTCCCAAGTTGCACCTTTTATATCCCCTGAAGACGCTGCTAACCTGCGTGCAGGCATGAAAGGTGGCGGCATTACCTTCTACCGCGACACAGCAGGCAGAAATGTGCCCTATGCAAATATTGTAAAATACCCCGATGGCCGCCTTTTTTATCAAGGAAAACCCGTAAATGCCGTACTTGTAAAGCCGGGGGATGATACATAATGAAAGAATTAAGCCCCGCTGAAGCGGCAGCATATTCAAAGCAATTTAACATCCAAGAAGCGCTTCCAGCTCCAGCAGCACAACCAAAACAAGCTGGTATTTCTTGGCAGCAATCTGCACAAGATATGTTAGGTAATGTAGGCCAAGCCGCGCAGGATTTTGGCAAAGGCGTAGTTAATTCCGTAGCCTTCCCTTGGACTGACCAGACGCAACAAGAATACGGCCCTGCTGGTTTTCTAGGCGACCGGCTACCAGAAATAGGCATTGGGGTTGCTGGAGCCGCTATGGCACCTTTTACAGGAGGGGCTACAATCCCAGCCGCAGCTACGTTAATTGGCGCTTATGAACTTGCACGGCGGGAAGACGAGCTTAAAGACGCTAATGTACAACAAACCCCTTTAAATACTACGCTCCCAGCGTTTACGACAGGCGTCGCCGGGGCTGTACCCTTTGTCCAAGCAGGTGGCGCATTGCCTACAATTGCTGCAAACGCCGCGTTAGGTTATGGAACAGACGTAGTCAACCGTGCCGTAGAACGTGCGGCTGCCGGTCAAGACGTCATGGCCGAAGGCTTATTAAACCCCGGACTAAGCACCGCATTAGGCGCAGGCATTCCAATAAGTCTAGCCGCCGCTAGCAAAATACCCGGAGTCGCCCGTCGATTAACAGGCCGCGCAAGTGCAGTAGACGAGCTAGCACAAGAGCGTTATTTACCAGACACGCCAATGACGACAGACCCGTCAGGAATTAAAGTTTCATCTGGCGCTATGCCTGAGAATATGCAAATACCTGAGGGTATGCGTTATGAGCCTACTGCACGTCGCGGTATGGGCGGCCTAGTACCTGACATTGAATACGGCCCTTCTGGGGAAGTCCGTTTGTTGCGCGGCAACGTCCAGCAAACTCACAATTTACTACCGGAAGTGTCTAGCGCACCCCCTTCTGTTGTTACAGATGCCGGTAATTTACCTATAGAAGCACGGCAGCGTCAGCTAAATGCTGAGATGCAACAGCTTCAACAATATGAGCCCTCTCCTATGCCTGCGACACCGACCGCAGACGCTTTATCCGCGCAGCAACAGCAAGCGATGGACGCTTGGGTGCAGAAAGCCCAGCAAGGCGTTGCTGAGATCAGGGCGAACCAACAGCTTTCGGCTGCGCAGAAACAGCAAGCGGAGGCTGCTTGGATACAGCAAGTCCAGCAAGGTATGCAAGCCATCAAGGCGAACCAAGTTGGCAAAGCGACGCAGCAGCAGCAAGCAATGGACGCTTGGGTCGCTCAATCGGTGCAAGAAGCTAAAATGGCTTCGTTAATGAAGCAAGAAGCCGAAGATAAACTAGTTGCACAGATGCGCCAAGTAATTGCCGAGGAGAGAAAAAAAAAAGGCCCGGTAGTTAGAGCCGCACAATCCGGCCATTTAAATACTGGGGCTTTATTAGATTTACCCGGCGCGATAGCCAAGTCGGCAACGGAATGGGTTGCTAATCATATGCCACTGGTCCCTCTTGCTACGCGAGCGTTCATGGACTCGGCACATGTGCTAGGTGACGACGCTATTCAAGCCGCAGCCGTAGCTATGGGTAATGATAGCCTATTACGCCCAGAACTTATGACTGTCTTAGCGCATATGGAGGACAAGATAGGCTCTAAAATTAAAGGCACCCCTGTAGATGCCGCAGTTAAAAAAGCTTTAATGGAAAATGAAGTAGGCACCCTTCATCGAGGCCAAGTTGATCTTGCTGTTCAATATGGTATTCCTGATGATGTAGCGGCTTATGTAAAAGAACTTGATGTTTTGCGTGAAACATTACCGACTGTTATAGGGTTTAAAGGAAACAAAAATTACTACGCTCAGGAGTATGCAAATACTGAGAACCTACCGTTTGTAATCGACCCAAAGACAGGTGCTGTAGTAACATCGCCTAAAGAAAGCGCTATTAAATCCAGTGCGTTTTTTAAACGCGGCGCCCCGAAGGCAGCTCGCGCTAACGAGACTGCTGGCGAATCCATGCTAAAGCACATCGACCGCCTAATTCGCCAAGCATCGTTCGCCCCCGTTGAGTGGGACGGCGCTAAATACGTGCTGCGCCCAGATGCCCCTATCAATAAAGTGCTCCCGCTTTTACAATCCGAAAACCCCAGCCTTCGCCAAGCAGCGGAAACAATGGTGGATGTGGGGCTTGGTAACCCTATGGATGTCGGGACACGGGAACTTTTACGCGCGTCCGCGCGATGGCAAGCTGCTGTGTTGCAAGGCCGAGTCAACGTTGTAGGCAACAACATACCTTTATTTTTTGGAGCCTCAGATTTACCCGTTTCTACATTAAGCAAAAGTTTAGTAGGTGTAGGCTTTACTAAAAACGGGCGCCATTTTGCCAATCATATGGCTGGTGTGACAGATGTAGATGCAGCGCAACAAATTGCGGAACTTTACGGTAAACAATTAACTCGACCAGAGAACCCCATTATTGCGGCAGAAAAATACATACGCGCGGCGTACTTGTACGCCGCTGTAACAGAAGAACTAAAAGCGCGCGGTTTAACCTACGAGCAAGTGTTTAAAAAAGGATCGTTAGTACGAAGAGCGCTGCAAGGTGAATCCACGCAACAACTCCGTAACTCTTACGCAACTCGTAATGAAATTATGGCTGAAGCGCACCGCAAGTTATCCCAAGTATCTCCGTCGTGGTCGACTTACACAGCCCGCCCAGTAATGCGTACGCCCGCCGCTGCTGCTTTTCCATTTATGCGCGCAGGGTTAAACGAAGCCGAGCGTGTTTTATGGCTAGCCAAAAATCAAAGAGCAGGGTTGCTGCGCTACATTGGTTTTAAATACCTTTTTGGGGGCGGACAAGCGTTAGCCGACCCTCGCGTTTACAATACTTTAATCACTACTTTTCCAGATCAAGCAGATAAATTTCAAGCAATGCGAGATGCCCCCACTCCGGCAAACGCTTTAGACGCAACATGGTTGAATTTTACGGACATCCCGGTTGGCCCACAATTTAACCAACCGCTTATACAAGCCCCGGGTATGATGACGTGGTTTGATAAAGCAAATACAGCGACCGCAGTGCTGACAGACGAAGACGCAGACTTGGTGCGTAAAATGCAAGCAGGTGTGCACGCACTAGCTGATCCTGTAGCTTTAACTGCCTCGCTTACACCAGCCGCCGCACCAGCAACGTATTTAATGGCGCGTTTAACAGACGCTGCGGTTGAGACACACGGCGCTGGTGGCGTTACTCAGAAACAAGGCTACCCTGTGGTGCGTTCTGGTTTTGACGCTTACGCAAACGTCTTTTTAAAAGGATCTAAACAAAAACAAGCCATTGACAATTACACCGCAGACCGTCAAGCTCTTAGTAAGTTGGCTAAAGACCTACCCAAAGAAGATCTCACCGCTAAAGTGCAACAGCTTGCGGATAAGTACCCAGAGTTAGCCGCCCAAGACGCTAAAGCTAAAGGTGACGCAGTTATATCAGCTTTGGTTAAAGAGTTGCGTAAAGGTAAAGTAAAAGGCGATAACGCATTGCCGTCTAAAAAATTGGTGCAAGAAGCCAAAAACTACTATACTAAGATGCAAACAACCGAAGACCCCGGACAACGGCAGCAGGTACAATCGCAATATGAGCGTTTAAAACAACGCATCAAAGACAAGTACCCTAAGTACAATGAGAACAAGTTAAAAACGCGGATAAAGGGCGACTAATGAACGAACTCAACTGGAAATCTGTAAAAGCGGTCCAGCTCGCTGACCTGGCAGCAGAACAGGCGGACCGCATCGCCCAGACTATTACGTCGCAGTACTCTACGTGGAAGCAACAACGCCGTAGTATTGAAGACCTATGGCAAGAAATCGACCGCCAAGTCAACCAGTTTGACCCTGTGTACAGCCTTCAAGAGCAAGGCGATATCGCGACCCAGTTTAAAACCCCAACCCGGTTTGGGTCAAAAATTAAAATGACGGACACCTATGCCCATAGAGAAGGGCTCGTAGCCGCAATTATCCAATATCTTATGCAGAACGACTACGATTTCTTCGATGTCGTCCCGCTCGATGGCCTTGATTCTGACAAAACGTCAGCGGTCAAAGACTACTTAATGTGGGTCTTAGACTCCATGAACTTTGAGCAGGATTTTGTACCCTTTTTACGAGACCTCGTACAGTACGGGACCGCTATTGCGTCTTTGGAATGGTGTCGCGAAACCTACCCCCGTTGGAGAAAAATTCAAGCCTTATCAGAAGGCGGACCTGAAGTTGTATTCCAAGAATACCAAGAGGTGCGCTACGACGCCCCTAAGTTTACTCCGTTAAACCTGTTATACACAGTCATCGACCCCACCGCTAGAGACGTGCGGACGGCCACGCTCATTTTCCAAAAACCAGTGCCTAAAGAAGAAATTATGGCGAACCCTGCGTATACCGTAACTTGGGAAGCTGTTAATGCCGCCCCCTCGTTTGCGAGCAATACGGAGTCTAATCGCGAACAAATTAAAGAAGAAACACGCCGCAACTACCAATTCTCCATGTCTGAGTACGGCGACAAAGTGCAAGTGTACGAAGCGTGGGGTGATTTTGTAGACGGGCAAACCGTTTACAAAAACTACGTGGCAGAAGTAATGAACAATAAGCTCATCCGCTTTGAGCCAAACCCATACTCCATGTCGAGTAAGCCGTTTGTCATCGCCCGCTACACCACTGAAACCAACCGTATCTACGGGCACACCCCCTTAAGCTCCATTACCGGCATTCAAGCGGCTAAAGATACCGTATTGAACCAATACATCGACGGCTGGTCTATGGAGAATAACCGGCCTTGGGAATTGGTGACACAAAACCTAGTGTCTTTTGCTAAGAACGGTAAGAAGACACTCCCCCCAATGTCCGCAGATACCGTTATCCATGTGCGCCAACCCGGAACGTTACGCCGCGCTGAAGGTAGCTCCAAGCTAACGCATCAAGACCCTACCGCTATTATGGCGCACCTTGAGATGCAGATGGTCCGCGCCACTGGTGATAGTGAATTAACGTCAGGCGGCAACGCTTCTGAGTACATGAAAACGGGTGTAGCCATGCAAGTGGCGAACGCCGGTAACACACGTTTGAATTTGTACGCTAAAACCATTGAAAAGGAAGCCATCACTCCTGTATTAGAGATGCTGGTTGACTTGCTTCGTCAAATGAATACCGAACCCAGAACCTTCCGCCGGAAAGACAACCCCAACGAAGAGTACGTATTCGACCCTACGTATTTAATGAACGACATCAAGTTCACAATGCGGGGCGCTTCGTACAATATTACAAAACAAGTTCAAGCCAACGCATTGCTGCAAACCTTGACAATGGCTGCGCAACAGCCTATGCTACAACAGATTCTAAACTGGCCAGAAGCCCTCAAAGTGGTCTTCGAGAACCAAGGGGTCCGCAATATAAGCCGCCTGATTCTGCCCCAAGCACAAGCCATGATGCAGCAGGTCAATATGCAGCAACCCACTTTTGCGGACAAGATCAAAGGCTTTTTTGGCCAGCAAGCATTAAAAGAGGGCGCCAATGCACAACCAGACACATCCGCAGTCGGAGGGTCAACCGTATCTCAAGTTGGAGGTGAAGGCCAAGTCAGCCCCTTCGCCCCAGTCCAGTGAAGCTACGGATTACTTAGACCATCTCCTAGCGCTTATCTTCGATCTGAAGACACGCATTTATAACGGCGCCACAGAAACCGCTGTTATTATGCAAGTTGGAGCGATTATTAAAGCTGCTGAAGAATACGCAGAGTTACATAGTGAACCAGAGTTAGAACCGTACACGGAGGGCGAATAGTGGACCAGAATAATCCTTTTACACAAGATGAAATTGCAGCGATGACCGGAGAAGTAGAATCTCCTATCGTAGAGCAACCGAAGCCAGAAGCATTAACAAAAGCTGACTTAGAGGCTACACAAGCCGCTACCGAAGCCACTATCAAACAGACGCGCGAAGATCTTTTACGGCAACATCAAGAGCTGTATCGTGTGGTGCAGCCTAAAGAAGTAAATCAGCCACCACTAGAGACACTCCCTAAGCAAATTAGCATTGACGTGGATTTAGAAACGGATAAACCTTACGTTCCTGTTGACCAAGTGCAAAAAATTGTGGCTGCGGAACTTAAAAAATTCCAGCAAGAAACAATAGACCCTTTTATCCCCGCTGTCCGCCAAACGCAACAGTCGATGGAGATTGAAAACGCCACTAAGTTTTTAAAAGCACAAGCCCCCGATTTGGTGGAGCACAACGCGTCAGCCGCTGCGCAGCTATTTTTAGGGCAGCTTTACTCGCCTTTAAACCCCTATCTAGAAATGGGACCAGAGAAAACGCAATGGGCTATCGAGCAACTTAAGTCAGTGATGCCCACACAAGGGACGCAAGTCAAGCAAGACTTACCTATTTCTACTGGAGCGCCACAAGCACTCCCAGCATATAACGCTGTAGGCCGCACACAAGTAGCGCAGCACCCCGGCCAATTTAACTTCCCACCGGGTTCTAAGATTCCTGTTAAGTTACCGGAGTATGAAGACGTAGACCAGTACATGCAGGCTACAGCCCAGCGCAGTGAGTACATTAAACGTCTAGAAGACTACAATAAAAAATACAATATGGGGTGGACAATTACCACCGCGTAAGTGCCTAAAAAAATATGGTAGACTACACTCAATTCCTGTGTAGTCCCCCGTTATATTTTGAAAGGTAGTTATTATGCCCGGTGCTGGATCAGGTGGTTTTCAACCCGCTTCTGGTTTTGGTTTAGATCGTACTTACCAAGACGGTATTTTTATCCGCTCGCAATTCATGAACGAATTGAAAATTGCTGAGCGCGAAAACCAATTAAAAATCTTAGACATGTTCGGTGAGAAATTGCCGCGTGGTTCTAAGAAAGGTACTCGCTTCATGATCCCCACCCTCAGCAACCCTGCTGTCGGTGACGTGACCGATACCATCACCACTTCTTCGTTCGGCTACCCTGATTATGTAGCTACCGATGCGCCCTCCATTACCAACACCAACCCCTTCGCTCGTAAGATTGCGGCTGGTACGGCTGTGGTTGGTATCCCCCTACCTCTGCAAAACATCAACGAAGGTCAAATCGAGCTGCAAGTAGACCAGTATCGCGGTTGCGCCATGCTGTTTACCAAGCGCTTCTTAGACACCGCCCTCCCTTGGATCTCCGACCCCAACAAAGCCTACGGTGCCAAAATCAAATACGCTTTGATGAACGACATCGAAGAATACGCTTGGTTGACTTGGCTGTACACCGGCGCCATCACCACCACTGCTGGTGACTACGGAACCGGCACCGCCGCCTTTACGGATGCTATCGGTATCTCCAACCGTACCAACTACGCGTTGACTCGTACTCTAACGTCCATCAACGGCGCTTCCAACTTGATTACCCCAACCACCACGGGTAACTTGTCGGGTATGTCGAACAGCAGCAACGCTCGCTTCGACCAACAACAAGTACCTCGCTTGTTCGGTTCCGCCACTTCAGATCTGACGTTTGACACCCTCAACCGTTTGAACATTCACTTCAACCAACGCAACGTTCCTGTAAACGGCCGCGGTATCCTTTGCGCCCCTAAATCGTACAGCGACATTGCTTACTTGCCTCAAGTCAGCCACCGCGACTACGGTGCTCAGAATGAAAGTGTGTACAAAAACGCTGACATTTCTGCCCGCGTGCTGAACTTTGCTGTTGCTCAAACCAACACCATTCAAGCTGCTGGTTCGAGTTCGGCCATCGAGTACAACATCGCTGGTGTTAAAGGCGGCGGCCAAGGTGAATCGTCTTTGCTGTATGATATTCAGCAAGAGCCCTCCAACCTTGTTATCGACAACCGCTTGGATAAAGCGGAGCAGTGCTTGATTGTGATGGCTACCACTCGCTACGGTGCTGTGATTCAACGCCCTGACCACGCTGCGGTACTCCAAGCTCGCGTCTTGTCGTAATAGTGGAGGTTTAACATTATGTCTACTGTTGTAATGCCGCTAACCCAAGTCATTAGCGGAACCATCTCCTCTACTGACACTTCCTACGAGGCATATCAGTCCGAGTTTTGCACGCAGCACATTTTCTCGGTAGCGGTATCCTCTCCCAGCTCGTTGTCTGCCGGTATTATGCGTGTTGAGTACTACGACCCCACTGCTAACGCGTGGCAAGTAGCGCCCCAAGAAATCTCGATTCTAGCTGCTGGCGGTACCGCCCCAAGCGCTATTAACGGGAACACTGCTACCGCTACGTTAATTGTGGGCAGCTTAGTGCAAAACTCTAACGGTATTACCGCTCTAACCAACACTTTAACCGCCATCTTTGTGTGCAACTTGCGTGGTGTTAAAGTTCGGTTGTTTACTGACGCTACGTCAGGAACCGCCACGTTGGCTGGACGTTATATCGGAACCTTTATCTAGGCTAATAAAAGAGGGCGCAATGCAAGTAAACGGTTCAGAGATACCATCTACAGTTCCTTTAGTGAGCCTTGACGCTGACCAAAATGGTCGTGTCAAGGCTACACTTGTTCAGGCAACAGAATACCAAAAAGCAGCAGAAGCTGCGTTTCACCGCGACCCAGCCTGTATCGGTGTTGTCGCCCAGAACCAAGCGGGGCAACGCTGGCGATTGACTTGGCGTCAATACTATCGGATGCTTGGCTTGTTTGAGTCAGGGCGTTTAGTAGAGGTGGATAAATGGCGCAACCATCATATCCAAGACCCTAGGAAGTTCGCTCTTGCTGGAGCTGACAACCAATACGAACAGCTATTACGCAATCCAATGTAACAGTGGAAAGAGGGCGCTATGTTAGATACCACACAACCACCTTATATCTATGAGTTTTATGTCCGTACTGTAAATATTACTACTGACCCCGCCACGGGGAAGCAAAGCCTTATTATGGCTACCGCCTCCGAAGAAGTAGTAAACAGTGTTGACATCGCCGACGTGCTGCGCCGCCCCCGTACTTTTATCACAGGCTGGTTAGAGGCACACCCCTACCAGAAAATGTACACTGGCGGCGTAGCGCCTGTTCCTTACAAAGCAGAGCATTTTAAGAAGCAGGAAAACCCCATTAACGTACTTCTTATGGCAATGCTTCAGAAGTTGTACACCGCCGCCGCAGAGGCAGAAGGATCTGTAACCATACCACCTGTGCGCAGTTTAGAGCAGATTATGTTGGCTGCTGGATGGGAGTTTAACATTGCCTGTGTAGGTGACACGGAAGCAGAACCACACATCGCCAGCCCTGAGGTGTGGGACGCTGTTAAGATGTCTCGCGAATACGCACTTCTTCAGCGCCATGGTTTTATACCCAGTCAGGACACCAAAACCGAATACATAGAAGAGGCTACACGGATTTACCCGATGCCAGAGCCAGAGCCAGAGCCAGAGCCAGAGCCAGTAGTTACACCTGAGATTCACCAGCGCCAAAACGAGTTAGAATATAAGCTAGACCGTTTGACTGCCCTGATGGAGACGTTTATAAATGCGGACAATAACAGTACTGGACGCCGTAAAAGACGTGCAGCTACAACTAAACGAAAAGCCGCTGACGTCGCTACAGACGTCACGGACGAAGGACGCCCAGCTCTTAGCGTCGTTAAACCGCGCGAGGCAGGAGATCTCCCAACAGGCTAGTATGCCGTGGGATTATGCGTTTAACACGATTATCCCCACGACCGGTGTTAAAACTTACAGCTTAACCCCGCGTGTAACTAATTACCTGCCGCTTACTCGTGGGTGCCAATCCATTGTAGGCAACAACGTAACCATTTCCCGAATGAACGCCGCAGCGTATGACGGCACTTACAATTTAGACAAAGCTACGGCGACAGGAGCAAGCCCTTATGTCCGTAAAACAACGACCGGAACCGCAGCCGCAGGACGTTACACAGCCTCCGTATGGTTGCGTGCAGATACTACCAACACACCGGGCACCATCACTTTCACTTTTTCAGACAGCTCTGGCGGCCAGACAGTGTCAACGACCATTGCCAATTCAGGCAGTCTTCAGCGTTACAGTGTGTCTGGCTATTTTGACGGGTCTGTATCTACACTTCGTGCTGAAATAAGCTGGACGTCCGCTACAGGCGTTGTCTATTTAGACGGCTGGCAAATTGAAGATAACGATTGGGCGTCAGAAATGATTTCCAACACTACTTCTGGGACGTTTGTACGCACTACCTACGTTGACCCCGACCGTTTAATTGCTATAGCCCCCTATAAAAACGGTGAACGCCTCGCTTGGTCTGAAGTTATTCAACCAAACCAGAATATGACTGCGTTTGATATGACGGCCTACCCATACCCAAATTTGAAGCAGTACCGCGTCGATGGCCAATACCTTGTGCTAGACAATGTAACCGCAGGTACTACGCTTGTTTATTATGGGCACCAAGTGCCTACCATATGGACGTCGGGCGCAGATTTAGTCGATGTACCAGAGCCTTATTATTGGATTCTCATTGAAGGTGCCGTCGCTATTATGAAAATGAATATTTATGATATCGGCACTAACACGGAATCCAACACCGCATATACACGTTTTCAAGCCAAAGTTGCGGACCTTGCCAACAGCGTAGGCGGCTGGCCCGGCTGGTCGTTCCAAGAAGTAATCCGACCGGTGATGATGCGATGAGCCGTTCCAATAATGTATTCTTGTCACAAGCGCAGTCAGGGCGTTTAAACCCTGACTTTCGCGCTGCTGACTTTTCTGGCGGACGTGTCAACGTCCCTGAAGTTATGCAAGCCGCACAAGTTGGTGAGACGCAACTGATTAAATGTCAGAATGTGGACGTGACAGGTGGCTCTCTACGTAAGATGAAAGGGTTTACCAAGCAGACCTCAAGCGCTATAACAAACGACGTTACTAATATATGGTATGACACGTTTACACAGAAGACGGTAGTTTCATACGACAACAAGCTTGGAGAGCTCAATGGTGCTGGTACAGCTATCACTCAGTGGGCAGGCGCGACCGGATTCACCACAAATGCCATATGGTCATTTTGCCGTTTAAACGACCATATCTTTTGTTTTAGCCCCTTAGACGCCCCTAAGAAATGGGACGGTACAACTTTAACCTCTATCACTTCACCGCCCGCTACTTGGACGTCAGGTAACTACCCTAAGTTTGGGGTTACTTGGATGGGGCGTGTGTTCGCTGTTCAAGACAACAGCGATATCCTTTACTACAGTGACTTGTTTGACGGTGACGTTTGGACGGCTGGTACTGCTGCGGACGCAGCAGGAGCTATGACCATTGGTAACGATGGAATCCCTATTACCGCACTTATACCTTTAGACCACGGTCTTCTTATTTTTAAAGAAACAGGCTTGTACTATTTAGCTGGGAGTTATTCGTACAGCACAACACACAAAGAAGCGCAGTTTGACCATACAACATTTGACTGGCAGATGGTATCTGCTGAGGTTGGATGCGTAGGTTGGAGAGCTGCTATTGCAGTAAACCAAGCAGTATACGCTTGGGGTAAGCAAGGAGTTTATACAGTAACTACATCGGACAATGCGTCTGTTGTAGCTAATGTAACTAACGTAGGCTTACCTATTATGAGCGACGTTAAACGTGTAACTACTTTGTACGACGACGTTTGCGCTGTTCACTATTCAGATCGTGGTCAGATATGGTGGGGTGTATCTGCTGTAGATACTACGAAAATAGACACGATTCACTGTTATGACTATTTGAATGTTAAATCAGGTCAGCCGGGAGGGTGGATGCTCCGCAAAGGGTACACCCACCGCTGCATGGCAAATACGCGCATAGGTGGCCGCCAAGAAATACTCAGCGGTGGTTATTCTGGTAATGGCTACTTATTTCTACAGAACGATTCTAATAACTTTGACGGCGCCGCTATAGAGTGCATCGTGTGGACTGCGTGGTTCCCGCTAGGACTAGCCGCACGCGGAAAACCAAATTTTATGACTATCTTCTTAGGGCCGCAACCCAGAGGTACGCTGTCTCACACTTACGCTTTTGATTTCGCCACAGATTACTATGAGTCCAACAGTATTAACCCACCTGACGCTGATTCTACATGGAACTCCACAGCGTCCTCCACTTACGGTGCTACTTACGGCTCTGGGTCTACAGGGACGTACACAACAGGGCAACCATTCTTTGAAGAATTTAGGCTTTTTGGGAATGGTCGCCGCGTACAGCATCGTTTTTACTCGAACGAAGTGGACGCATCGTTTGATATACTAGAAATTGTACACAGCGTTACTAGCTTAGGATATGCGTAATGGTTATTGCTCTAGTCGACCCATCCGTTTACGACAACGACGTTAATAACCCCACAGACGGGGAAAAATTACGCACGGATTTAAATAACATTATTACTGAAGTGAATGCGCAAGAAACTGATATTTCAAATATTTTAACCGCAGCTCTTACGTTAGCTGGGCAGAAGACGTTTTCTTCTAAAGCCATTTTTGAAAAAGGCTTAACGCTAGCACCTGACTCGTCACTAACTATTGCTACCGGAAGCATCACGTCGACTGGCAGCATGCACAAAGTTGATACAGAAGCGGCTGCGGCAACAGACGATTTAGACACCATTGTCGCCTCTACAACGGGAACCTTACTCTTAATCACTCCAGTAAATGCGAGCCGCAATATTGTTATCCGAAACAATGGTGGTGGGTCTGGTAATATCCGCACCGGTAGTGGTTCTAGCATTACCCTGTCATCAACGCGACATTATGCAATTCTCTATTACCATGCTGCAGATACACTCTGGTACGTTGTTGCAACCAATGTTTCCTCTGCCATCGCCCCTTTACGGTTTAAATCAGGGAAACATCCTTCTTACACTAGCGCAAGCACAGTCACTATCCCTTCCGGCTATTCCATTATGGATAGCACAGGTACCACTCTTTTAACCTTTTCCGCAGACCAAGCTGTAGTGCTCTCTGCTTCAGGGGCTAACGGTTTGGATACAGGCGCAGAGGCTTCAAGCACTTGGTACTATCTCTACGCCATTTCAGACGGAACCAATATCAGAGGTCTTTGGTCAGTGACCAATGAAGCCGTATCAGGTTCAGTTACCTTACCAAGCGGATACACGCTTAAAGCGCAGACCCCCTATGTTTGGCGAAATGACGGGTCTTCAAATATTATTCCGGGACGTTATGTAGGCGCAAATAACGCCCCGACGTTTTGGTACAATGTGGCTTTTCGTGGTGAAGGGCAGACGGGCACCGCAGGTACTACAGAGATTTTAACCAACGGATCTGCAACCACGTTTACTGCCGTGTCAGCAGCTTCGTTTATTCCACCGGCTTCTCAATTTGGCTGGTTTTACAATAGTACGGCCGGCTCGCAAAACGGCGTGGGCATTCGGGCAACTGGAGAAAGTCATAACGGCATAGAAATGTCAGGCACCAACTCAGGAGCAGGACCAGTAACTCCTTGCGCTACGAATAGCAGCCAGTCTATTGACTACCGCCGAGTAGACTCAGGCGCCGCTAACGCTTGGATTGCAGTAGCCGGCTTTGAAGTAACGGAGATCCCTTAATGCAGTATCATTACCAACACGTTGATGGGCGGTGGAGCAACCTCGCCGACTACGCAGAGACTCCAACATGGGCGCCTGAAAAAGGCGGTAGCTGGGTAACTGGAGAACCAGAAGGCCCCATGTGGGTTGAATTAACTCTCAAGGATAAATTTAACGCAGCGATTGACGCGCTGCCCACAGAAGTTCAATTGCAAGTTCTCCCGGTCCTTGCCGATGGGCAACTGTACATCGAGACCCAGCGCCACGATCGCCTCCGCGCTCTAATTAATTCTGTACAATTACCCCATGAACTAGAACCGTTGCGTGCTCAACTACTAGCTATGGTGGAGGAAGCATAATGGAGATGCTGCTGCCTTGGCTGGCAAAGCTATCGCCAGAATACGCACTGCTTGCGTTTCTGGTCTTTGCTTTTATGTCCACCATGACAGCAATATGGACGGGGGCGCAACAAGCTACCCTCAAGGCTTACGACGCGCGTATTGGGACATTAGAGCAGGCGTTGCAAGACGCAAATAAAGCGAAGGAAGCTGAAAAAACGCTACGTCGGGTATGCGAAGATGCACGTAAATTGCTAGAGATAGCTATCCAAGAACTAAAAACAGAGATCGAAGTTCTAAAACGTAGGCTGACGCACGAACAACGTCGTGTAGCCGCCTTAGAAGCTAAGCTAAAGCAACACGAGGAGGCTGCATGAGCGACATCTCCTACACCGCGTTCTTTGACCGTGATACAACGACCATTGATGGTTGGTTTACGATTCAAGAATTTAACCGTAAGACAGGACGTGTCACCAAGTTAATTGACCGTGTTCCGGCGCGTTCTGGGCAAGCTGGCTATACGGATACGGATTGGGTTACAAGTAAGAGCCCTATCCCTCGTGGTACGCACACGTTGTATACCGAGCCTTTAAACAAAGGTCAGGATGCAGGGGCTACGGGCATTGGGGAATTCTACCCCATCGATAATTGTGGTGACCGCGTGTCTATTTGGTCGACCAACCGCCGGAGGCGCCGTCTGCATATTGGTTTACACGAAGAGAACAAATGGAATGGGTCTGCCGGTTGTGTAGTGATTGTTAAAGATAAAGACTGGGAAAAGGTGAAGCAAATCATTGCTACAATAAGAAAGAATAAAGTTCTGTTCCTCCCCTTACGCATCGTATAGGAGCCGCCATGCTGTTCGCCTTTAAAGTTGCCTCGTTGTTTAGTAACGTCATCCGCCTTCGTTGGGTGATGAAACTGCTGGAACTGGTTGCTTCTGTGCTGGATTGTTTACCGTTGTTGCGCGATGGTGTGGAACCCAAAGAGATTGTAGAAGCTCTTCGTCGTGTAAAGCGCAGCTTTTACGACAAGCTCATGTCTCGGATGTCTGAGGCAGAATTAGTGACGGCTGTTGAAGCCGTGTATACGGTAATCAAAATATTACGGAAAGCGTTTTAAGGAGTAACCTATGGCTAACACAGTTAATGGCTTATCCGCCATTACCCAAAACTCACACCGCGAAGTAGTGGACTTGGAAACAGGTTGCTGCTTTTCTAAGGTGCACCCTAACCAAGTCATGCGCGCCCGCGTTGCCTTAGACACCGCCGCCGATTTTACCATTGACGACCCTACCGTTGATAACACGTTTGGGTTCAGTTCCTCTCAACGGATCTATGTGGTGGGCTACCAAATCAGTACGGTTTTGGCCAACACCATTACGTTTAAGACCAAGACCGGTGTGGCTGCTGCCATCAACTTGATGACGTACAACCTAGGCGCTACCGCCATTCTGGATTCGCAATCAATGGGCGAACCTACGAACATTGTTACTGACCGTGGGGCAGCTTTATTGGTCAATGCCTCTGGCCCAGCCACCATTATTCTTCATTACGTTTTCGCCACACAAGGCACCACCGACTAGGAGGTCATATGTCACGTCTCGGTTCCCCTAACGAAGTTTACGTTTACAACGAAGCGGGTAAACAGGTGTTCGGCCACCCTATGGTGGCGGACGTTAAGCCTGAGCCTGTAGAAGAAGTAGCTCCTGAGCCTGTAGAAGAAGTAAAGCCTAAAAAGAAAAAATAGCCTTAGGGGGCACCGCCCTCGCTCTCTGAGCCGTGGAAACACGGCTCTTTGCTATTTCTGCAAGCTGATACATTCCATTGGGCAGGCTTCGCAGGCCACATAGCAACGAGCGTAGTTCTCTGAAATACGTTCTTGGGTTATCTCGACCGTTGAATCCTGTTTAAAGACCTCTGGGCATAGACCTTCGCAGATGCCGCAGAGAATACATTGAGCATGGTCTATCTCAACACGCATTAGAACAAATCCACTTCTGGGACAACTTCCGTGATAATAACCACCACCTTTTCCTGCCCTTCTGCGCAAGGCAGCTTACGGATAGAATCGTGGAACACGCAGCAATCGTCAATGCCAATGGCGTTAAAGATAGCGTCTTTAAGGAGCTTAACGCGGTTGTCCGAATCCCCAGCGTTCCGATTTGGCTTCCCCGCTTTGGTGTACCAATTAGAGCGGTAGATGTGGATGTACATCTCCACAGCTTCTTGACCGCGTACGAAAAAGCGGAGAGCATCGGTAGCCTGCTCCTCGTCCATAATATTAGCCACATTCGCTTTGTACCGCTTCGCCTTATCGGTAAGCAGCCTGCGGCCTCTAACCTCCGCATACGCCTCGTTAAGCGATGGTGGTATGGGAAACACAGGTAATCGGACACTAGCTAGCATGCTAACTCCTTCGTTGCATAAGGGCACCCACCGCATTTAAACCCGCACAGAATAGAATTCTCTGTATAGGGGTCAGAGCCGCAGGCTGGTAAGAAAATCTGGTTGTCTACCATTAAACGAGCCATGTTAGTACGGTTGATAAACATCTCGCGGAGAGGGTCTGTAATAACAGCCTTAAGTACAGTCTGCCGTTTAATATCCACCAGATGCACATCGCCTTTAATGGCGTAATCATAGGCCAGTACCTGCGTTAAATGGTTGACTTGCTCTTGTTTGTACTCGGTGTTGGTGTATTTTAACTCATACACTACCTCAGCCTCACCTGTCTTACAGTACAGGTCAAAGCGGCCAGAAAGCGTATCCCGTTGTTCAATGACCTTATCATTAACTCGTACCGAGTAGGGCACACCGATAGGCACTTCAAACGCCTTCTCGGCCTCCACAACGTCCGCATCGCGAATCACTTTGTAATGCGCGTGGAATTCGTCAAAGAACCAGTGCACGGCTTCTAGGGCAATAATAACGGTGTAGGAAAGCGCTGGCTTCTTCTTATCCTTCGACGGTTGCCCGTTTTTTAGTAACGCTGGCGGCACGAACTCGTACTGAGTCGAGTTAATCGCAGACGAGAGAAGGTCAATGTCCGCCATAACATCGAGGTCTGTTCCACGGGCTATGAGCGTAATAATACGATCGGTGAGCTCTGGGGTAATACCTGCGCGTGTGTGGTTTTCTTGATACGAACGTATCAAAGCATTCTTAATATCTTCGCCCGACACGCGCTTGGTTTTGTGCAGAACCTCTGCGGCGTGCTGGATGGCGGTGCCTACAATATCGCCCAAGAGCATATTGTAAGACCGCTTACCTTGTTCTTTAAGACCCTTGAACTTTTCAAGGTAGTACTTATACCCACACTTGGATAAGGTGTTTAGTGCTGAAGCGGAGTGTCTCATGGCTTCTTTCTCTACATCAATGGTTTAGGTAACAAGTCCTCGGGTTTCCAGTCGTCGCCCGTTGTGTAAGAACACCCCTCAGTGCTTACTGGTTCAACAGACATAAACGCTACTTGGGTGTACAGTGCACCCCGCTTTAAAATAACACCGGCCCCTAGGTGGTTGGTTAGTTCGATCGCCAAAGGGCCGTGGTAACCCGGCTTGATTAGACCGGACGACTTGCAAACGTCAATACCCCAACGCTCTGCGGTCGAACGTGTGTACACTTGACCTGCAATATCGTTGGCTAACTTGATGCCGTCGCCTGCATGACCAATGGCAAACCCACCGGACTCTAGGATAAACGGGTTCTGGTCAGTGGTCTTAACCAAGTCAGCAAGGATAAACGGGTGGTCTTGACGGGATGGGTCTACGACATACGGGCTTATTTCAATGTTCAGGGCTTGGCCTAAACGCTGAGGGGCGTAGCGACGTGTGTCAAAGAACCACAACCAACGACCTAAAGGCAAGTCAATACTAGCGGCGCTCACATGCGCGTCACACCACGCCTTAAACTTACGACTTGTAGAAGGTGGGCAACCCACAATCTCAATGCGTTCGTCGGCCAGTGCTTCAATCAGTTGGTTGCGTGTCAGCATGCGCGCCTTCTTTCTGAATATAAATACGATTCGTCTCTTGGTCGTAATGGTATACAATAGACTCACCACGCGCCACGTTTAAGTGGGTGCAAGCCCATTGCGGGATCCATACTTGACCTGTTGGTCCAATTCGATACGATTCTTTAGTACGTGCCATTATAATACCTCCGATTTGTAGTATACACGGTATAATATATTAGTCAAGCCTTGTGTAATATATTAGTCAAGACTTAAAGATTCTTAGATGATACGCTAACCCCCTAAAACAGCACTAATAGTGCATAGGAGCTACTTTGTCAGCAGATATTGGAGTTCGGTGCGAATTATTAGCAATGAGGTACCTATTAAATAACGGGTACAGTGTCGCCACACCTTTTGGGAATCATTTACCGTACGATTTAATTGCTGAGAAAGATGGGGTGTGCTGGAAAGTACAAGTTAAAGGAAGTGCATCGTTGGATGAACGGGGAAGAACATTCCGATTTTACACAAGGCACAAAAAGTATACGCGTAAAGAGGTGGATTGTTTCGTAGTGGTGCATACAGAATTGATTGGTGTGTGGTACTGCTTCCCCAACCCGTATATGTTGTCCTTCCGGTTGCCATTTAAACCAGAAGGACCACATATACGGTACTTACACGGGTTGCCGCATACTTGTGGGCAGGATGAGTTTTTGTAGATCGTCCTCCTGCCAGAGCCCGTAATTATCTGTCTTTATATCAACAGGCGGGGATGCCCAACAGCGCCCAACGGTGTGCTCCACTTCAATCGGAACTTCTGGTACAAACATGGTCATGCCGTCCACCATACATTGGTGCTGCACATCTAAAGCATAATCAACACTATCTAAGCGGACTAAGGTGTCAATACTATCGTGCACCGTTCCAAATACCTTGGCTCGTGAAGGGTCTAACTCACGTACTAGCATACCGAGCGCCTGTTTTAGACCGTCGGCCCCTGTTCCTTGTACAGGGGTGTTGTACGCAATGTTACGCCACCGCCAGTCCGCCGCGCGGTAACTGGCCATGGGGTTAAAATTCTCATCAACAAAGCCGCCTTGAGGGTCAGATAGGCGCCCGTACATCTTATTCATTACGGGGCGGTCGGCTTCGTTATAGTACCTGCGCCTGCCCGCCCGTGTCTCCGTATACCCTTTGGTGCACGCGTCCCAGAACATCCGTGTCTGCCACGGCCCAATGCTGGGGTGGTTGACGTAGTACAGTTCGTGATACGCCTTGGCCTCATCCTCAGTAATGTGCACATCCCCATTCGTCCCTTTGAGGATCTGAAACCTTAGCTTGTTTGGTTTCATCCCATACGGTAAACCAAAGTTGATGTTTTTAGACACCGTATAGTACGGCGCCTTCTTATTCACCTCAGCGTAGGGGACATTTAACGCCCATTCACACGTCATCTTGTGAAGCGAGATATCTTCACGGAACGCCTTAAGCATCCGCTCGTCACCAGACAGAGCTGCGATAATACGCAATTCAATCCCAGCGTAGTCAGAAGATAGGATGCACCACCCGTCGGGGGCTACTACAAACTGCTTCATAAAGTTGGGGACGTTCTGTAGTCGAGGAGAGGCGGACATTCGCCCGGACCTAGCCCCTCCAGCGTCACCCGCATCGTCGCGCATAGGCACTTGGAAAAAACTAATGTGTAATGGGTTGGCAGCAAGCCACGTCTCCGCCAACTTAAACTGCCCCATCAGCTCTTTATAATGAAGTAAAGCGGCTATAGCGGGTTCTCGATGGATTCCAGCCGCTAACAAAGCCCACTTATCGGACGAAGGCTCATCCACAAAGGTGCCGGTCTTAGCATCAAACTTACGAGTTACGGGTGTAACTCCGTAGTGGGATTGAATCTTAGCCAGTACCTGCTGAGAAGAGAGCAGGTTACAACCGTCAAAGACCTCAAAAGCCTGTTCCTTGAACTTAGCCGCTACCATCTTACCTTCGCACAGAAAGCGCTTGAGCTTCGCTTCGTCAAAGTGAAGGCCGACTTGCTCGATGTGGGTTAATGGCGCTACTAAACGGCACTCTAATTGGCGTAGCCGTAGCTGCTGGTTGTTCGCCATAATCTCTTTTTGCTGCTTGGCCAAGTCGCACAGCGCCATTACATCTTTAGAGGCGTAGGCAATCTGCTCTTTAGTCAGCCCATCCCACCAGTTAGACACCGCTGCCCCAATGTCGTTCTTTACAAACTCCTCGTCGATACGGTAACGCGGCATTGTATCTTTTAACGAAACGCTCATTGCGGCGCGGTTGCCAATAATAAGGGATTCACACACCATTGTGTCGTGGACGTGTTCGTCTAGGAATGAAAGTTCCCAGTGGTGTAAGAACTGGGTAAGGTCGAACTTGGCGTTATGGAGTACCCATGTAAGCCCGTTACCCATCAACTTGCGCATTACAGTCTTTGCTAACGCCTCACCGTCCCCCTTAGTCACAATAACCAAGGCGTCGTAATTAGACGCCCCTATCTGCAAACAGGCGAGGTAATTGGTTCTGGGTGACAACGCTTCTTTACTGCACGCCGCCTGTTCCTTCTTTAACTTTTTAATCTCCTGCGCATCTGTCGAAGCGCGGATCTTCTGGTCAATCTGGTACCACTGCTTCCCCATTGTCTCGGTGTCGCACGCCACCATCCGACTAGAATTGGCAAGCACCATATCACAGAACGCAAACGCCTTAGCTTGCGCATCCTCGGACATATCTTCTAAAATTGTTACCTTAGGCATCGCCCTCACCTTCCTCTAAACCCGCATTGATAGTCGTTATATACGTTCCAAGAGCTTCTCCATCGAACCGATAGACACGAACTCGCTCACCTCCAATCATTCGGCGCTCTGGCTTCGCCATCTTGTCTATAGCCCCTGCTTTACGCAGTCCTTCTACGATGAACGTAGCCTGTAGTCTGTTGAACCCTTCCTTCCATTCCTGTTCTTTGTTCAAGTACAGTTGGATTTGGGTAGAAGCCTTAGACCCGTTCAGGTACTCTACGTCGTCGACAGTGTGCACCCCAGCCGTCTCAGGGTTGTCTTTGTACAATTCGTACAAAGCCGTAAGTACAGTCACAGCAAAGTCGGACTGGTTAGCGACAATCTGCGCGCGTTTCATTTTCTTCATAGAAAGGTCAATGAGCGGCGTCAGTAGGTCGGTGCCCTTAGCCTCACCAACGTAGCGAGCTAGAGCAAATAAAGGCATCCAGATTTGCTTTGTCCGTGGTGTCATGCCTTCACAAAAGAAGGAATCGCGAAGCTCGTCAAACACTTCTCGGACGGCGCGGAACCGTGTCAGGGACCACACATGCAGCCTGTCCCGAATCTCTTGCAGCTCGCCTTGCCGTGTGTCTAGGTCATCCAAGAAATCACGGTAATTGAGGTTAATATTCTTCTCGTTACCTTTACTAAACTCAAAGACGATAGAGCGTTCCGATAAGGTATTCTTCAAACCTTTAGTGGAAACAAATACCTTTGGCCCGTACACGAAGAAGTAGTCTTGTTCGCCGTAGTCGTTCGTGTTGCAACGGATAGCGTACGCGCTGTCATCGTTGGTGTATCCGACATTGCAGAGTGCAACGATGGCTGCCGCAGTTGTCCCATCTTGTGGATTATTAAGCTTCTCTGCTTCTTCGAAAACGAACAATCCACGTCCAGCATGAGCCGAGCGGAAAAGGGCAGCCTCTGTTGTACTTCCCGATGGTATCGAATAGAAGCCCAAGTAATCAATGATCCTTCCTGTTGTGGACTTACCTGTGCCGGGCTGCCCACGTAGATGGATATACGGACAGGACGAAAAGCCCATATAAATGTAGGTGTACATGATATATAGTGCCAGCGGTACGAACTCTTGTTCGTCCGGCATCCACACATAGCGCTTAAGCTCCGCCAATATATCGTCATAAAGCCTCCCCGGATCTATCTCAATCCGCCCACCTTTTTCCTGAAACTGTTGGTACGAGTACACATGCTGCCGCTTCATTGACCAGCGATTTGATTCTTTGGTCGTGATCCGTTCGTGAGGGATCCTCGTTTTCTGGTCATCGGTCATAGTGTCTAGGTTCATAACTTCGGTCTTTTCAATAGCAAAGTTACCGTCCTTGTACATTGCCATGGTGATAAGCACCGGCTTACGCACTGTATAGGTCGTCTCCTCAACACCTTGAGTAATAGTCTCCTCAAACGGGACGTGAAGGCAACGGTACGCCCGCCAGACCTTAGTCACTTCGTCATAACTAAAGTCTTGGGCGTAGAACGGGTTACGCTCGTAGTCCTCAATAATACGCAGCTTGGTGGTCTTCGCCTTTTTCTGGACCTCCACCATCTCCTTTTTAAGCGCCGACTTATTCGACTTCGTTTTATCAGCCAGCAGACTGAGGTAACGTTCTTGCTTGGAGTGAGGTAGAAACGTCAATACCTCCATCACTTCTTTAAACTGGCGAGTTTCAGATGTCGCAGACATCTCCCGAATTAAAGAAGCGGCTAAGGTGTTTTGCTCCCCTGTTGTGGGGTTACTAAATTGCAAAAAGTAATTGAACAGCTCTTCGGGGGTGGTGGTGCGTAAGTAGTCGGCAAGGTCTAGCTTCTCACCTTCCTTAGAAGGCAAATCGGCAATAATGGCGTCGGTACCTAACACGGCCAAGTTCTGCGCAAGTGCCCGCGAACCACGCTGCCCAGCTTTGTCGCTATCAAACACAATGTACTTGAAGCAATCGTCACACCGATCCAATAGTACTTTTGTATCAGCTTGCATGGCCGCAGAAAAGGAGGAAGCCCCTCCGGGGGCTACGGCCCGTAAGCCAAATTGATGTGCTGCTGCGGCATCGGGCAACCCTTCGGTAAAGATAAGGGGCCACTTGGTCTTAGCTACCCCGGCAAGTGTCTCGTCCCGATGCTTGCGATCATATCCGTAGGCGTTATCAAAGTTGTAAAGGGTGGGGCGGACGTAATCCGTCTTATATAGGTTGGTGTACTTAGGGGTCGTCTTGTCGGCCGTATCGTACGGAAGTCGGCCGGACATATAGACCACCTGCCCGTACTGAAAATACGGCCAGATAATCCGATTGGCTAAGGGTTGGTTGTAGTGAAAATCGACCACACCGGCATTGATCAACGTTCCTTGTTCCATGCCCTTTGGTATCTCATCACAGAACCCCAGCTTTAGTTCGCTAACCGTCTGTTTGGTTAAGCCCCACTTTTCCTCAATCCAATCGAGGCGCTCAGGCAACGCAATTAAACGCTCGTGCCAGAACTCGGTAAGCTCTGATAACGATTCAAAGACATCGTACTCTGCCTTATCGGCAGGGTTCATCGTCTTTTCGATGTGGTAGTAATCGCACAGCCAGTCAATGGCGTCGCGGTAGCGGGTACGGTCTCCGTCAAACTGAGTGGATTGGACCCACGCAATGACATCACCCTGCCAGATCTCGTTACCTTCTTGACGGCACTTGTGGCATACCCAGCGCTGCGTGTTTAAATCTAGGACACAAGCGCCATCTCCACCCGTATGAGTGCCGTGGTTGCCTACAAACTTACCTGCGGCGCTATCGGCAGTGAGGCCGGGGAACTTTCCTGAGGCGCACTCTAAGACCACATCCGCAAGCGACGCTTCTTGGCGCACCAACGCGCTTAACTTACGAATCTCAGCCATTATTTTGTGCCCTCCGCAACACGCCGCTTAAACGCCGGTTCTTTATTGTACGCTTCCAATCTATCAAAGTACTTCGAATCAAATAAGTCAATGACTTTGCAATGCGTCTTCCCCGGAGCGATACGCATCGCTCGCCCAATACGTTGTATAGCGCGCGTCCGGCTAGCGCCCGTGGCAAAAAAGACAACGGCGTCAATGTCTGGGATGTCTAATCCCTCGTCAAACATAGGCGTAGCGGCAATGTGCGTTATCTCACCACGACGGAACTTGTCTAAAATACCTTCAATGTCTTTGGTCTTACTTGTTACAATCGTTACATTAAACTCATCAAACACCGCAGCGGCTAGCTCAAGGTCTTTAATCTTCTCGGAAAAGATCATGGTTTTAAGCCCACGCGTATCTAGTAAGGCTTGCCGTAGTGTCCGTACACGGCTAAAAACTGGGGGGACGAGCCAGCCATTAGAAATAAGGTGCTCGTAATCGACCTTATAGATAATAGGCCCAGTCCACCCTTCAAGCTCTAAGTCAGCGTTGTCGTTGCGAAAAGGGGTGGCGGATAGGCCAATCAGCGATTCGGCATTCGAGCAGTACTCAATCGTCCGTTTAAAGGTGTTGGACGGGGCGTAGTGACATTCATCTATAAACACCATCTGCGTGTTGGACACCCATTCATTAGGCGTCTTAAACGCTGTCTGGGCCATCGCTATGAGGATGTATTCTTCCGGCATCTTTTTGGGCAGCTTCTTACCATCGCCCCACATAATGACATTGGAATCTGGGAACGCTTTTTTAAATCGCTTAGTAGTCTGATGCAAAAGAGAGCACCTATTAACCAAGAACAGATTTCTCTGAGCGTTGTACTCGGCCAAAACCGCCTGCGCTACCTCCGTCTTCCCACCACCTGTAGGGATACTCAGCACACCGCGCTTCCATTTAATCGCCGCTTCTACCGCTTCTTGCTGGTAAGGGCGTAAAGGAAACGGTGGCTTGTAGGTACGCTTAGCTTTCTCACCAGCCGCGTTGGTCCGCTTGGTAATTGTTGTCTCTAAGCCTGCGTTGTTAAGCAGCTTAATCACACGAGGGGCTAGCCCTGTAGGGAAGCGCATGGTGTGACGGTCAAACAACCGGATGTACCCATCCCACCGCCCCTTTGCAAACGCGGGGTTAAACGCGTTGGCGCTAATGGAGAGGTAGCGAAGGGAGTCATCCAGTAACTGAACCATGTTAAGAGGGAGCCCGCGAAGCGTTGTGTACGCGGGCTGGACAATGAGTTCTACCATGTGGATTACCTATCTATGCACTGAGCAACACAATCAACGTAGCCAATACAATCCACATAGTCATCTTCGTTAAACTCTCCATACTTTGCGCGGGAACGTTTTAAATCAGCCATCATCCAACCCACGTCTGTGTGCACTAGCGGTACATCGATGCCATGCGTTAAAAGGATATGATTTTGCCAGCGTTTTGCAACGTCTGTAAACTGCTCTGGCGCTGACCCGTGCGTCTTTTGCCTTGAGCCTGAGACAATGTCCGCTGCTTTACGAGCGGTGCTCCCGGGGGTTACTTCGTTACTAGGCGCCATGTTATTACGCATTGCAGCGTAGTACGCGTAGCGCTCACTATGTTTAAGAGCATGGGCGCCCTCCTTGTCTTCTGAACTTTCTAACTTAGACAAATTAGGGATTGGTGATGCAGGAATTTTTTTTACATAATTATGCATGGCTTTTTTATACTTACGTGTCCCCGCTTTACCTAAAGACATAGCAATTCCTTTCTCTATACTTTTAAACCGCGCCCAAGCACTTCTTCTACTTCAGCGTCCATGTCCGTCCACCCAACTGGCATCTCACCCATGTCAATGGCTTGGCGGAAACGCTCGTATAGAAGAGCTACGTTTTTCGCTTTTTGATCAGCGTACCATTCTATATCACTCGCTATTAAATGAAGCCATCCATTCTCGTGCGTAAGCTTTAACCATTTCAACACAATCTCACGCGCATCTTTTACTTTGTCAACAGTAAACTTATGGTCTGTATACATAGCATTTCCTTTCTCTACAAAATAAGGGGCGGGGCCGGGCTCTCACCGGCTGTGCTTTTACACAAGAACTGGCCTACGCGCAGAATCCAGTTTCACCCTACCCTCACGTTTAAAAACAATTAGCAGCTTGTTCTGCCGTAACAACGTCAATCGAAACCTCGCCAGTTAAGGCTTTAGTCTCTTGTGGTGCAGCCAATAACGCAGTGCGAGGCGCATCCGCTTTTACAAACGAACGAGCTAAGGGTTTAATCTTCTCGACCTCACCGAACAAGTCGGGTGGGACAAACTTGTCTTTAAGCACTTCAAACGCCCATGTAGGGGTGCGCCCAAAGTTACTTTCACGGATTTCAATCTTGCACTTAACAAGCCGTGTGTGGATAGGGAGGTTTTTGTACCCATTACCTAAATCAACGGGCGAAGCCAAGTCAGCAGAGAGCTGTTGAAAGGCTTTAATGGACAGCCCGCCAACGTCTTTGCGGACAGGGACTAAGGTCTTGGTGTCTTCAAAGTACGCAAGTCCGACCATTGCCCCACGTTCTTTACACTTAGCATCTTTACCATACCCAGCGAGAGGGCACCCGATACACGATGTAATTTGCATATTGTTGTAAAGCAGCGGCTGTGCGGGAGTAACGCCGTCAATGGATTGGCAATCCGGTGGGGTGGCGTCTCCGCTGTAAGCCTGTAAATAGGCCATCCGGCGTTTGGGGTTGATGTATAAAGGGATAAACAAAAACTCATCCAAGTTCTGCTTGGGGAATCCTTGAGCAGAGAACTTTGTTCGTTGAGCTTCAACACCGTCTATTTCTTTTAGAGCAGTGTGCCCCATTAAAATGTTATTGAACTGGATACTGACGCTAAGGGCGTCATCCTGTTCGTCAGGCATATCCATTAAGTAGTCGTAAGCAACCATAGGCTTTGGTTCGTTCTTTGTCATACAGACGTCTCCTGTGTTTTAAACCGTCACTACATGTGACGTGTAACTATTATATTATAATAACCAAACTTGTCAACCCTAATCATATACCGTAAACAAATCGTTAGGAGAAGCAGACACCAGTTCAATTTCCTGCCCACGACGGGTGCGAAACCACCGATACGGCATCCCTTCCTTATGACAATAGACCATTAAACGGGCTGCTTGGATCTTATCGAGTCGGTCGTAGCAGTTAAGGGTAGTAAGTGGGTAGATATCGGGGTCATAGATGTAAAACCGGTGCATACTTGCCCATCCATCAACCAATCGTAAGACACATTGTAAAAACATTTTACCCCACGAATGACATCTAACGTCACTACTCGAGTACCGGATTCGTACATTGATAATAGAGGATCAGAGATTTTTAGTGCAGTGCTTAATACTCTACGACAGTGGTCATTTTTCCATCTTAAGTACCTAATTCTTTGACCTATGGTATTGATCTCTGGTCTTTGACCTCTGAACCCTGAGTTATACACCATCACTCACCGCCTTTCTGTATTGTTACATCCGACAAAACGTTTAGCAAATATTCATCCAGCAAATCGGCTGTTTCCTTTCTTTTTTGTTTTTGCTCCGCTTCATATTGGGCACGAGTGGCATTAAACGTCTCTGGTAACGGCAAACCTTCTGTAATATCCACTACAAAGCGCCTATCCAGCTTTATTTCAATGTCTGTCATCCTTTACCCCTCCGTTTCTTTGCAATCACTCGTAACTTGTTCAACTCTAACCCTCCATTGCATCCAGTACCCATTGCGCTTGCGGGTCTACTGAAGCCCAGCGCTTGGCCATCTCGGTAATCACGTTATCCCAAATCTTGTGGGTGATGGGGCAGTGTTCACGCCCGTATAACACGGCGTTCATCACCTTTATGTTCCTCCACGTTTTTATGGCCATAGCGTGGCAGATTTCAGGGTTAAGGTCATCATAACGCAGCATCCACAGCGTGTCTTTGTACAGCATCTCTTTAATGCGCTCAATGTCAGAAACGGTCACAACGCCACTGTTTGCCTTGGTTGGTTTATGCTTGCGCTGGGTTAGCATTTATCATCTCTTTCAGCCGCTCGTTTTCGGCTTGGAGTGCGTGGTATTTACCTGCCCATTCCTCAGCTAAGCCTCCGATCCGCTCATTTTCCGCCACAAGTTCCGCATCCCGCTCAGCGGTGACGGTGGCGAGTTGTTGCATTTCGGACTCGTACAGTTTAATAGTTGTATCAATAGATTTATTTTGAAAATTAATCATCCACGCCTCCACATCAGGGCCGGTGGCGTTGAGGGCTGCTTCTCGTTTACGTGAATACAAAGCAATTTCCCATCCTGCGAGCTCACCCATTTTATAGCTAAGTAAGCAAGAATCAGCTGCATCTATTGCATCCCGCAGCATCGCATTGTGGGCCATCGCTTGGTTGTATAGGGCTTCGTAGTTAGTCATTGGAGGGTTCCTTTAAATTCATTAGTACTTGCTGCATAATTCCCGTTCCTGGGAATAAATCATCTAAAATATCGCCCATCTCATACCCCAGCAGATTGAGTACCCATTTGCAAAAAGCTTCTGGTTTTGCTCCAGTAAGCCCTTTTTTAAGGGTGATATTACATGAGAGGTGGTCTCTTATAGTTCTTCTTTTTCTGTCACCCTTTCTCCCACCCATAAAGATAACAGGTTCCCATGTGTAGGCGGGGTTGACGTTAGGTTTAAAAATAGCAAAAGGCTTAACCCATGCTGCAACACGAGCATTTTTTGGTACAAGTGGTAGTAAGTGATGCAGATTGCCACTGGTCATTGACAGTGCCCACCCGTCAGGATACTCATTTACTAACTTGTCAATTAAAGCCTTATGCCATTCAAGCGAGTCACAATCAGCCCAATTGGGATGCTCTTTATATAATTTTCCGCACCCAAAGTAAGGTGGGTCAGCATATGCAAACTTCATCACGTCGCCTCCTTCGCTAGATGCTGTTTCAGCCGCTCGATTTCGGCTTGGAGTTCAAACAAAAAGGTCCTTTTTTCATGCCATCAAGAGCGTTTTGAGACTCTTCCCACTCTTTATCTCGCTTATCGTCAACCTCATCAATGCCCGTGGCATTAGGAATGTTGGCATACCAGCTCATTCGGCTTAATAGCCTTTTTAGGTATTCATTTTCCGCCACCATCTCCGCATTTTGCTGGGCGGCGTAGTCGTTAAGCCATTCAACAGCAGATTTTCCATGTGAATCACCATAGTCACAGGCTTTGTAAATCTCCTTAAGTGCTTCTTCAGCCGTCAACGGTGGGGTGGGGTTAGTCATCGTTAGCCTCCATTTCGTGATACAAGCGGCACTCGGCTTTGGTGCGGAACATGGGGATGCCTAGGGCGTGCAAAGCGGCACGATATGTATATCTTGAGGATAAACAGTATTCACCATCATGCTCTTTGTACCAAACCGTTTTTAATGTTATCAGCTCCTCACGGGTCAGCGGCGTGGGCTTGACGGCCAAAGGGTCAGGGTTAGGGAGGGCAAGGATTTTGCAATAAGGGGTGCTTTGTTTGTTGTGGATTATTTCTAGCTGTACTCCGTCAGGTAGCAGCTTAGGGTTGTCAATATAAAGCTCTTGCCCCACACGGTACACGGTGCCGTGAATAGTTTGTTGTGTCATTTCACGCCCTCCAAAAGCGCACGGTTGATGTGCTGAAAGATAATCCATGAGCCCATATTACGGGTGAGTGGTCGGCCACAACCAAGAGCTTCAATACGGTTGTTTAGCCAATCCACACGATTCCATAGCGGGGAGGAGTCGTTGA